CGTCTTGAAATCAACGACGGAAAGCTTACCTTTAATATCGGCAACACAATCGACTCTTCCTGCCAATCTATATTTATACGACCACAGCGGTGCTTCCTGCATATAGACCTTTGAAATACTCTTATCAAGTATGGGCTGTAACTGCCTGAACATCACTACTGCATCAGGCATCTTATCCTTTATAGGATCCTCAAGATTATTGAGATAGTCTTCGATGATCTGATGAACAGCGGTACCACGGCCTGCTGCTTTACGACTGATACGGTTTGCTTCAGCTTCGCCAACACGGCGCCGCCACTCCATCAGTCCTTCCTTCTTTCCAGGTTGATTACCTAGAGCGGTAGTGACAGACTCATACATATCACCATTCGGTATTTTGTATCGTCTGCCACTCTCCGTTGTAACTGCTTCTATCGAGTGAACCTCAAATCGGTCCTCATGTAAAAATTCCATGGTTCAGTTTAGATATGATATAATCTCGAACGAGTTGAGATCTCACTATATCTCCTTCTTCAAATTGTACACTACTAAATCCTGAGATACTGTTGATGACTTTCATGAAGTCAATCAATCCTCTCTTTTCGTAATCCCTTTCGAGATCTGTTTGTCTAAAGTCTCCACTAAAGATAATCCTACAATCTTCACCGACTCGTGTAATGATACTGTCAAGCTCATGGAACGTTAGGTTCTGACATTCATCAACAAGCACAATGCTAGAATTGATAGTGATTCCACGTATGAATGAAGTCGATATGAAATCCACCATCCCACGTCCCTTAAGAGTGTCGTATGCATCTCCGCGGTTAAAGAGCTCAGTAAAAATGGATTGGTATGGTAACTCATATGCTTTCTGTTTTTCTTTTTGGTTGCCAGGCAGGAATCCCATATCCCTTGTTGGTACAACCGATCTTACGATAACTAACTTTTGCTTGTTACTTCTTCGATTAAGAATTTCATCGAGAGCAAGGTAGGAAGAAATGAACGTTTTACCGGTACCAGCTACACCCTGTAGTAGAAGGTGATCGCCTTTATCGTACTTCTCAAACGTTCGTATCTGATTCGGTGTTCGAGGATCGATATGTCTAAGTCGTAATCCTGTATTCTGCTTCTTCCTTAATGCTTTCCTTTGCTTCTTTGTTAATCTGTTGGTCTCGAAGAACTCTTCATAATCGTCGTGAAGATAAGCTAAGTTAGTGTTAATAGACATGAATAACCTTTCTTGGTTACATCACGTATTGTCTACCATCGGCTAAGACCCTGTGCGTTCTTTCTTTTCTTTCTCCATTTCTCTACAGCCTGTCTTGTCTTAACAGCTTTCGCAGACTTATCACCATAATTGTTTGCAAGATCGCTTGTTGGATGAGCTTCAGCAACTCTTGACATCTGCTCATTCCAGCCAGCATCGTTTACAATACCAGAATAGGTCTGGTTCCAAACGATGTTAACACGATCGGGTGGTAATTGTCGAATGTGTGGATGATCGGAAAGGAAATCTTCGCGTTCGGACATCGACATGATTTCCTCAAACTCTACTCCAGTGTCTTCATCAATAAAATTGTAAGTAGGCATACATTCCCTTCCTAATCTTATTTATCATTCCACCATTTTGGAGCAGGCCGACCCTTCTCCCATTTGGCGAACTTTATTTTATCAACTTTGTAGAACTCTTGATATGCCTTGACCGGATCCGCAATCTCCATAAGGTCAGGATATGCTTTCATAGCCTTTGCGAATGGCGTCATATCACCATAAACAAGGTTCTGTGGTGTATCATAAAGAATATCCTTAAGCTTTTCCCATGATGCATGGATTTTACCAAAACGATATTCAAACTCTTCGGCAAGATACCGCCAGAGATGATAATGCCACAGATAGTTATTATGTGACTGCATAGTCCATATCGTACACGGATGTTTGGCATGCACTGCTTTGTAAATGACATCATCGTGTTTTGGTAATCGATAGTGCTTAACCATCCTCTTACCTGATTTGGATGGAGCCATGTATTCTTCACCGTCGAGTAATCGATGTGCGGTCGACAACATCTGTGCCGACTCAACGATCATCTTAGGAACGTGTTTATCACAGTGCATCTGCGCTGCAATTTTAGGATCTTCGTGGAGTACAAAAATATTCACTTCACATCGCCTTTATAAAACTTGTAACCGCTATACACTTCAACCTCACCATCCTCATCTTCGACAAATCGTATGATATGATCTTCACGTAATAGATTTAAGACCTGCTCAGTAACTCGAGGTACTGCGAACTCATAACCTGCATAGAATACACAACCCATCAGTACAACTAAGAGAACCAACGTAAATATATCATACACCATTTTTTTCCCTAAGTAAACCAATTAAATCATCAAAGTTTGTGAAACAACTATTGATTGCTTGAGGATTGTAGAGTTGACCTACATCCTTTGGATAGCAAAAGATGAAGTTTACATCTGGGTTATTTTCAATTACATAACCAAGATACTTCATTCTGTTTCTTGTATCCTGAAGATTAGCTCTCGTCTCAAGACCGTAACAGTCCGTGCCGTCATATAGGTTTGACATTGCGGTCTCTTGATCTACGACTAAGAAATCAAAGCCGAATATGTAGAGATGAGTATAGTCTTTCTTGATTGCTTCAAGAATAGCATTCATTCCTGCATTGGATCGAGGGCGCTGTGGATTCCAAGCTTTGTTTACAGCTCGTCCCCAGTGCAGTTCAATAGGTTCCCACCGTTCATTTTCTGGTGGTATCAGAACACGAGTCGATGGAAAGTCAGAGGACTCAATCTCGGTTATGATTGGATTATCAATCGCAACGAGATAATCCGGCAGAGCATACCTTTGAGAAGTCATTGCAAAGTCACGGTATAGAGCATTGCATCCAAACACAGTACCCTTACCCTTGAGTATCAGCAGATCGAATCCCTTACGAGATCCACCGTTACCTATAATGAATGCCGTCTTGTTTGCTTCTATCATCATCAAACTTTCGATTTCTCTTATTCTTGCTCACCATCTTTTTCTTTTTCTTTTTCCAATTTGGTTCATAGGGATCATCATTCCAATAATCCTTCTTACGCCGAATTGTTTTGCCCATCTGATTGAACCACCCATGTTGATGCTAGTGCTGGCCACGCCTCTTCAAAGAGACCTTTAGTGATACCTTTATACGGCATCTTCTTATCCTTAATCGATATGACGAGCTTAGCGTCATCGGGATCAAGAGCTTCTAAAAACTGAACGAACTGTGTTTCTCTCTGTAGAGGTCGCATATTTGGATACGGCCCTTTATCAATAAAGATACCGAACTTCCGTAGATTAGCATAGAGAGTTGCCTGACAGTCAGCTTCCTTTGGTTGTGGTTTATATGGCGGAGTTCCTGTCGGCAGAACAAACTTAATGTTTGGATTGAAGCATAGGTCAACAACATTCTCAAGTGCAATGTTATGGTCCTTACGCATAGCTGCAACTCGCTGCTTCTTTGTTTTTAATTTTGAGATACGATCTAGGATCTCAGCTACACCTTCTTTATAGGCCATTCTTTAATTCCTCAATTCTTTTTTCCAATACTGATACCGCAGTTCTTAGGTTCCCCGTGTCCGTATCCTTAAAACGAGATCGAATTATTTCCACTTCCCGTTCAAGGATCTTCATATGAATATGATCATCAAAGCTGTAAGCATCCTTTAACATTTTTTCGTTTCCATAATCATTAAGATATCTCCAACGCACTTCACCGGTATCAGGGTTACGTTCCCAGATCTTAGGTCGAGAACCAAGTCCAATCTTTCTCATCTCTGCTTCCAATTCATCGTCCCATAGACTATCGTGTGGCATCTCAAAACTCCTGTATGCAATCCATCAGATTCTTCATTCTTTTTGAAATGAAGTAGTTAAAGATCTTTTCTCTACCGTTCAATTTATAATCTCTAAACATTTCAAGCGCTTGAGTTTGTACCTCGTTAGGTACATAATCGAGATCCACGAGTTGCTGATTGCGTTTATAACCGCGTAACATTTCTTCATCACAGTACTCTTCAGGAGACATTCCATTCCAAGCATCTATCTTTTTCGATGCAAGAGGACGTTGTCTCTTACCTACAATGAATACATCATCGGCCGACAGAAAGTTAGGAACACCGTCACCACGATCACCCTTTAAGATGTGTTCATGGATATAACGAGCAGGATTGCTGCAGTTCACATACTTCTTCTGCATAGGACTGTACTGCTCGACGTTTGCATACTTCTGTAGCTGAACAAAATCTT